AAAATATTGGAGTATTTAAGAAAGGAAATGGAATGTATCCATCTGCCGAATATCCTCATATTTTTAAAGATAGCACTGATGCTGAAAAAGAAATAAAATATATGAGTACATATAAAAAACAAGCTTTAAATATGGATGGATGGGATAGACCTTTTAATCTTATGGAAGCATTTGCATTAACACATTATGCTGGAAATGATACTAAATTATGTGATCTTAGAGATAGATTTACTACATTATGTCTAGAAAATCTTGAAAAGAAGACTAGATATGAGCTTGAAGTTAATAATATTAATAGTGATGACCTTACTAAACATAAAACTTCTATAGGATTATTTATGCGTATAAACGAAATGAATAAAGCATCTAATATGTTTAACCCGATTACAGATAAAGATGATAGTAAAGCTATGGTTGCAGACGGTATGGACACTAAGTTAGGTGAAAATAATGAAGATTAGTAGAGAATTAATATTTTTAAAAGATAAAAATCAAATTATAGCAAAATGGCTTGATAATAGGGAAGATGATATAATTCTTATAGAATCTGTTAAGGATTGTACTATACTTAATAATGGACAAGATTGTAGATATATAACGAATAAAGCAATGGACCCTTGGACACATTATATTATGGTACATCCTAATGGATGTATTGAATTTGAAAAACGTAAAAATGATAATGGAGGAGATTAAATGAAATCATTTTATTATGATAGTGAAGAAAATGTATTTGGAATTAAAGATGATGAAAAGTTTAAAGTAATTAGATTTAATGTACATAAATGTACTATTACTGGAAATAAAGCAGTAGTATATTCTGATAGCGGAATTTCTACATATAAATTATTACCAAATGGAGAATATATACTAGAATCTATAAATTAAGAAGGTGATTTAATGTTAGATAAAATAGAGATTTTTATTAAGAAAATGATATTAAAATTTAAAGTTAATGGAAAACCATATAATTTAGATTCATTTTTATCAGTAGAGCCTTATATAAAAGATCTTATTGTAGATATGTATAATAATGAAATAACATACAATACACAAGATGATCTCAAAAATTTTAAAATAAATAAAGGATTAGTAGATAAAATATTAGATGAAGAAGATATAACAATACCAAAAATAAAGACTTTAGTAAAAATAACATCTTTAGTTATAGAAGGAAACGATATTTCTGGTAAAGAAACTTATAGTTATTGGTTATATGATAAAATGAATGCAATAATTAATACAAATAAAGATCATATACCTGGATATAAAAGAGAAGTTCATCTTTTAAGTTTCCCTAATTATTCTGGACAGATAGGAAAACTTATAGAAAAATATCTTAGAAAACCTAGAAAAAGTAATTTTGATAGGTATATTCTTAATTGGCTTTTTTACTATGATAGAATTAATCTAATATCTAATTATATAGATTCGTTTAATGCTAGAAGTTTTTTCAGTTTTTATCATCACGTTCTTTTATTTGATAGGTTTTATCAATCAAACTGGGTTTATAATCAATATATAAAGAATGATCCTATAGTTGATTGGCTTCTTCGATCAGAAAAAATATTATATGCATCTTTAAATATTAAAGATATAATAATATTTCATAGAGATAAAAAAGAACCAGATGAGATACATGATAAACTTATTATTAATAAACCAGGAAAAGATTTAAATGAGACAGTAGAATTTCAGCAAATTATTAGAGATAGATTTTTATCTAGTGAATTTAAGAAGAAAGTTAAAGTAACTATTCAAACTAGTGACCCAGTATTACATTATTTTACAATAAGTGAAGTAATAAATGAAAATAAACCTAGAGATGATAAATTTATAGATTATTTATATAAAGATCTATTATTAAATCAAGACCTTAGAGAAAAACTATAACAAAATACACGTAGGATAAATACTGTTACCGATAATATCATGTGTGATTTTATCAAAATGTTAGTCTTTAATTAGATTAGCAGGCAGTATTTTAATCTTACTTATCTTAGAATTAAATACACAAGAAGTTTCAAAAAAAAATGGGTTTTGTTTATACACTAAACCCTAAAGTGTTTGTAATATTAATTTATGAAGTTTTTACAAACTTATTATAATAATTGATTTGATCTACAACTTCGTAATATCTTTTTCTTAAATACGAAACTACTGATTTCTTTTCTAATGAAAAATCTTTACCAAGTTCATTTTCACAATCAATTACAAATTGTCTGATATAACAACTTAAATTAATATTATGTTGATAATAGTCATAGTTATTAGATTTAAGATCTAATTCACTAAAATCATTTATCAACATGTGATATTTTTGTGCACTATACACGAAACATCACCCCTTAGTAATACGTAGATTTTAATTTAATTATATTTCCGCAAATTAAATATAATCTATTAAGTATTACTAAGTTATTATATGTAATCATTTAAAGATTAATTCTAAGATATATAAATATCCTATCATAGTTCACTTCCCCTCAAATAAAGTGAAAATTGATTATTTCTCTCTATGATAGGATAGCTATATAGGTTCTAATTTTATTAATATACATCCTAAATTGCAACAGTAAATAAAAGGAAAAGCCCCAATAAGAATTTATATCTTATTGGGGCAATCTTTTTATTTACCTTTATTTTAAATCAAAACCAGTAGCTTTTTTCCATATTTTCTTTACTATATAAGTAACATATTTACTTGCAGCTTCTGTTCTCAATATAAGTAAGAATAATTTCTTACCTCTAAAGATAAATTTAGGATTATCTAGCTTATTTGTAACACTTTCTATGATCTTTTCTACAATAACATCAACTTTAGCTTCATTTCCTTTCTTTTCTTGGAATTCTTTAATAGTTTCAGCAGCTTGTTGCTTTACAAGTGATAAACTTTTAGCTCCAAAATAAGAAAAGATTCCTGCTATTATTAAAGCTGCTAATATTATTAATATTACAAATAATCCATAGTCAGTATTCAAATAATATATAAATCTTTCCTTTAAATAAGTTGATAAGTTTTCCATATTAAACACCTCCTTTTATTTAAAAATTATAAAAATTAACACATTTTGGTTGTTAAAATCAGATCTACCATAAACGTTTATCTTTCTTATTATATTTATCATGAGCGACTACAGATTTAGCTCTACCAGTCATATAAATATTACCATCATCATTTCTATTAAATGTATTAACTATACTCATACTAGGAATTTTCATATTAAAAATATCTTCTTTTCCAACTAATTGTCCATGTAAACATTCTTCATTTATTTCTTCGTCATTTAGATAAACTTTACTACCATTAACCCATTTCCATGCTATTAATTTATCATAAATATTATTATCAGAACCTTTAAATTTAATAATTTCATATTCAATCTTTCCTTCTTTATAATAATTATTATCTTCTAAATGTGCATTTACTAATGAAGTTAATGATAATACTCTTATTTTACTATAATCTACGATAAAATTCCAATTCTTTTCTAATGAGAGTCTGTAATCAGGTTTTATTGCAACCATATATGCTAATGCAGTAGCCATTAAATTATCATCATGACATCCATATTTATGATTTATCTTTCCACCACGTTCTTCTCTAAGAGTTCCAAGTTCGCTATATGAAATAATGTTACCAAATGCATACGGGTATTTATCTATAAGTTGACGCCATAATTCTGTAGTAATATATTTTCTAGTATCTGCACTACGTTGTCTAGTACCAAATGTACTTTCTATATTACCAGTAAGCTTTTTATTAGTAAATCTAAAGCTACTATCATCAAGTTTCTTTTCTATATGTCTATCTATTCTAAATAAATATGGTTCCATACCACTTTTTCTCATATTATTCATATATATTTGACCTACACCATCTACTTCTGGATTTATTATCATTATCATATCTGTATTAACTTCTTTGAGCCATTTGAAAAATTTAACACATACAAAACTAAAATCATTCACATCTAATGAATTTGTATTCCAATTTAGTATAGGTTGAAATGTTTCTAAATCCATTATAAATACAACGCTGCTATCATTACCTCCAAATGCTATATCTACTCCTATACTAATAGCATGAAATTGCTTGATATATTCTTCAAATGGTATATCTTCATGACTAAAGTATGTCATCTTATGATTTTTCATAAACATAAACGTTCTATGAGGAGTTTCTTTAGCAAGTTTACTAACACGACCCATAAGTTTTTGACCATACAAACTTTCACTATCAACTTCAAGCCATCTATTAAGCATATCTGTCATAAATATTTCTCTATTATTACTTTTAGCTATACTTACATCAAGCCATGCTTCATTAAATCCTAGTTCAAAATACTCATAACTTATAGTCCAGAAGTGTTTCTTAGCATTATTCATTACTTTACAAAGCTCATCATAACTATATCCAAAGAATTCTATATCAAATTGTGCCATATCTTTAAAAACTAATTCATACATAAGTCTTCCACTTGTTGTATTAAGTTTTCCTGGTGTTGATGTAAAATATATTCCATGTCTTTGATTACTTCTTATAGCTAATAATCTAGCAGTTCCATGTGCAAATAATATACCTCCAAGCATTGCAGTAGTATGACGTATAAAGTTAATTTCATCTACGCATACAAATCTAAGCGAGTCGCCCCGACCTGTTCTTTCTGCTTGAGTTTCACTAGTACCAACTGCAAATATCTTTATAAAGTTATTTCTTTCTTCATTTTTTACTTCTCTAGCTTTTAATGATGGAGAAAAATCTTCTTCTTCTACTAATACTTGCTTTCCTTTTACTTTTTTTGTCTTTATTGTATGAAATCTAAGAAATCTAGGCAACATATTTGCAGCATCTATCATTCCTCTTCTGTTCTTACCTGCTTCATCTTGGTTGAAATGTACTACAAGCATTTTTGCATTTCTTAGTCCAGCTGCCCAATCCATTCCAAGTATTTTAGTAAGGTCGAATGTTTTACCTGTTTGTCTTGACTGTTCCCTGTATATATTGAATCTTTGAGCATATAACCATAAGAACGTCCATGTAGCAATGGTCATTTCATAAGGGATACGATCTCCGGTAGCATCATCTACTATACGTCCTGCCTCACGTGCCATATATATTGGATTTTGCTCACATTCAACTGCAGCTGCTATTTGTATATCACTACTAATTACAGGATTATCTATATCTATTCCTAGTAATAGCCTATTAAGAGTAATAAGAGGAGCTTTAAAATTCATATCAATTCCTAAGAAATTAGCCATTTTCTCTAGCATAAAACTAAATTCTACCCATTGGTGATTAACTGTACTATAATCATAATATATAG